CCGGCTTAGCCGGGGTCTGACTATATGCGAACACGAACACACAACACTAGCATCACAACCGTTGGGGCGTACACACATGAATCACGTGTGCACAAAACCACCGGGGTAATCCTCGACCCATCCACTACTTGGTATTGGACGGGCCGAACTCGTGTAGGGTCAGAAGTGATCCTAGATGAACTACCGCAAATGAAGCGCTATGGGCAATGCGACCATAAGGTCGATACGCTCTTAGCGTTTCCTTGCGTTGTGAACGGAACGTTCCGGAGACAGGATAGTACTTATAATTACTATTACTGGGCCGAATCGTTTGCTCTGTTCAACAGGGCTGTTGGTCACGTAGGCATTGGCAACATGTGCGTTGGACCTCTCATCGACGTTAGTCGATGGGAGACTCTGAGCTTTGAGGCCATGCGATCAATGAAACCGTCCTTTCAGGACGATAACTCATTGGTCAACTTCGTGTTAGAACTGAAAGACCTGAAACGGATTCCGGATTTATGGTCAAGGAAAAGGCATACGCTAAGAAATTTAGCGAACCTTGACTTGAATGTAAATTTCGGTATTTTACCGTTTATGTCTGATGTTCGTTCACTAGCGGCTGCTATGCTTGGGTTTCGCAAGAAACTTGAGCAACTCCAGCGTAAACAAGGTAAGGTCATTACTAGGCATTATAAATGCCCAATTCTGACACCAGCCCAGTTTAACAATGGATATGAGCAGCTGCTATATACCGAGGGGGGCGGAGCGTACCGAATAGGTCGCATTGTACAGTGGGATGAAGATCCTGCTTACCATGCTTCCTGTCGATTTCGCTACAAACTCCCCGATATGTCGCTAATAACAAACCAGTTGAAGGCATTTCTCGACGCACTTGGTGTGCGGAGGGATTTGTCTATCGTCTGGAACGCCGTTAGGTTCTCGTTCATCATCGATTGGTTTTTCGATGTTGGTCGTTGGCTTGGCGAGTTGAGTGTCGATAATTTAAACATCGACTTAGTCCTTGAGGACTTTTGCCATTCGGCAAAATACTCAAGCCGCTGTAGAATCTATAACTACGATTATGAGATACCTTATTTGGTATCAGAGTATCGTAGCAGATTCTATATACGTAAACGGTGTATACCGTATATGTATCCTCCTACCCCAACGGTGAGATGGCCCTCCATAGGGCAATTTCGCCTCGGAGGTTCTTTGGTGACTTCATCAAAGACCTTCCGTAGTTGGGACAGGAAACCAAAGAAAAGAAAGAAATAATTCTTCCTTTTCTATCACTAACACGTTGGTGTGATTCCAACTTAACAACTAACCTTAGGAGGTCCTAGCATGTTTGCTACAGACATTACCTTGGTTGGGGATGCAGCCAGTTCAACTGTCTACTCCCTACGCAGCATCGCTGATGGCAAAGCCATCCGCGGTGACGCGACAGCGGGGCTCTCGCAGCCGAAGCAGCTCACTATTTCACATAGTGAGGTGTCTCGTCCTGCGGGAATCCTCGACCGTCACCTGGTCCGTTTGGACAGAACCGAGACTCGCGTCACGGATTCTGTCGACGTTGCCGGCTCGGTTTACCTCGTGGTCGAAAGTCCACGTGATAATACCGTGACGGTAGCACAGCTGAAAGACATGATTACGCAGTTGAGGAATTTCCTCACTACTGCGGGTTATGCCGATAAGCTGTTCAACGGCGAGCCCTAAAGCTCGTTTCCAGTGAGTAGGTTTAAATTCCTGTATAGGAACTCCTGCTCTTGACAGTGGGGCTCTCTCTTGTGAGAGAGTCCTGGGTACCTTGGTACTGCTTGCGAATAGAGCTAGGCTAGAAGACGTCCCATATGGGTAATCATAATAGTCTAGACCACACTATTGTGGACCTCTACTGTAAGCTGTATCAAGATATAGCTGATAGTTGCTGCGTCGCAATAGTCGAGTCTCGACGCGATATTGAAGAGATTCAAAATCGCGTCGCGTCGGAAGGGCTTTCGTTTTTGACGAAAGTCATGCCACGCCTCGGCAAATGCTTTGATAAAGCATTGCTGCAAGGACACATAAGCGAAATTCCGAACTTCCAAAAGAAGTCCGGATCGATCCTACCGAGTTTCCTCGGAGGGATCTTCTTGCGTGTCTTTAAGGAGGACGGAGTTTTGCTCTGTCCACCTGACGTAGTCGCTGTTAAGGCGATCCGACAGCTTGCATACTATGTATACAAGCTGGAGATGGCTTATACGGAGAGTGATACGTCTCGAGTTATTGAGGA